CGGTTAAATCGTTTAAGAAACAAGGTTTTCTTGGTCTTTATAGTCAAACAGGGTAAATCGTACATGCCATGGAAAAAACGGCAAAGAAACAGGCTGATATACAAAGTACGAGAACAAAAATAATAATGCCTTGGGAAGGCTTTGTAAAACCCATAACAATATGAGTGATTTTAAACAACGATTAGAAGCAGAAAAAGCTGAACTAAGTGAAAAACTAGAAAAGCTTAGGGGTTTTATTGCAAGTGAAAACTTTACTAAAATTGACCCTGTACAAATGACCTTACTAAACATACAGGTTAAAGCAATGGAAACTTATAGTCAATGCTTACTTGAAAGAATAGTGAGGCTTGATGTAGAGTAGTGCGGTGGGGCATTATTATTTTGCTCTGCTAAAGTTGAAAACGACAGCACGCATGTAGTATTTTTCATATTGCGTGTTGTGTTGTCGTTTTAAAAAGTTTTTAGCAAGAAACACAGACATATAAATTTAAAATATAGAAATGGAAGAATGGAAATGGCATAATTGCAAAGTTTGTGGCAGGGACTACCAGAAGCCAAAAGGACAATGCCCATTCTGCAGAAAGCAAAAACTTTGGGATGGTAAAACAATAGAAGAAAAAGCACCAATGCTCAGTCCACGTTTGAAGCAGGAGTTAGAAAAACATAAAAGCTACCCATTCCCAACACGTCCGGCAGAAAGTATGTATTTGACAGGCCCAGCAGGAAGTGGCAAGACTGTATTTGCAGCAAAAGTTCTTTTGGATTTATTAGAAGATATGTTTGTTGAAGGCATCTACATAAGGCCACAGTTTGTGACAATTAACAAACTAACAGATGAAATAAAACAAGCTTATGCTAAAAAGGAACCAGACCTTCCAATAATAGAAAAATACAAGGAATGTGATTGGTTGATATTAGATGACATTGGGACTAAAGCCACAACAGACTGGGTGTATGATATTTTGTTTTCGATAATTGATTATAGATATGAGCAGCTGAAGAAAACAATTATTATCAGTAATATGTCATTTGAAGATATGTCAGCATATTTAAACGATGAGCGCATCACAAGAAGAATTGCTGCAATGTCGCAAGTTTATTATCACTTTGAAAAATAAATATGGACACAAGTAAATTTATAGAAAGAAATATAACAATAGGCCTTATTGTTTCCACCGAGTATTTTGTCAAAGTCAGGCCAATACTGGACACCAGTTTGTTTTCTGCTTCTTTGGCAAAGAAAGTTGTAGCATGGTGTTTGGAATTTTATGATAATTATGGCAAAGCTCCTGGAAACAACATGGAGCAAATCTACACCCAGAAATTAAAAGAAGAAAATATAGATAATGAAACTGCTCTTGACATTGAGGATGTTTTAGAAAGCATGGCAAAAGACTTTGACCGGGAACAGTTCAATGTGGATTATTTGGCAAAGCAGACAGAGTCTTATCTAAATGAACAACAAATCAAACAACTCAACGAAAAGTCTAGAGTTTTGTTAGAACGTGGGGAGGTGGAAGAAGCTAAACAGTTACAAGCTGCTTTTAAACCACTTTCTTTAAAGAACACAGCCGATGACATTGATCTGTCAGATGCAGACAATGTAAACGAGCTTATAGAAAAAATGTTTGAGGCACAAGAAAAGCCTCTTTTTACCTACCCTGGTGCTTACGGTCAAATGATCAACGAGCACTTAATTCGTGGTGGTTTTCTTGCTTTTTTTGCACCCGAAAAGCGTGGTAAGACTTTTAACTTTTTAGATATTGGGATGCGAGCTAGCAAAGAAGGGTGTAACGTGGTTTTGTTTCAAGCAGGGGATATGACTGGATTACAACAGCTCAAAAGAATTGCCATAAACAGAACACGCAAAAGCGATAAAGAAAAATACACAGGCAAACAATGGATTGCTTGCAAAGACTGCATTTTTAATCAAATGGACACCTGCCATAAAATAGAAAGGGAATCCAGTTTTGGTTTGTTTGAGAAAAACGAGGTGCAAGATCCACGTAAAGAAGTCACAAAGGAGTTGTTGATTGAAAAAGCAAAAGAATTCCCTGACTACAAACCTTGTCACAATTGCCACGAGTATAAAGAAAAAAGATGGGGTGTGCCATGGTTAGAATTAAAAGACCTTGGCGACCCAATGACAAAGGAAGATGCTAAGAAAGCAATAAACAAATTCTTTGCTGTTAAAAACAGGAGGTTGAAAATTGCGTCTTATCCTAACCGTACCCTGACAGTAAAAGAAATTAAGAGGCGGTTAGACGAGTGGGAAAAGGAAGGGTTTTTTGTAGATGTGGTTGTTGTTGATTATGCAGATATCATGACAGGTGCAACACATGAGTATAGGCATCTACAAAATGAAATATGGATGGATCTTAGAGGACTGTCACAAGAAAGAGATTGTTTGGTCATTACAGCGACACAAACAGATGCCAACAGCTATAAACAAGATACAATCACATTAGATAATTTTAGTGAAGACAAAAGAAAGTATGCCCATGTTACAGGAGCTTTTGGGCTTAATCAAGACCACAAAGGGCGTGAGAAATCAATTGGGATTTTACGGGTAAATGAGCTTGTTTTAAGAGAGTCTGAAATGGAAGTAGGGAGGCAGGTAACACTGATTCAGAGTCTTAAACAAGGGCAGCCGTTTTTAACAAGCTATTTCTAAAAATTTATTGCTTTTTTCCTAATTAAAATTTTATAATTGCGTATAATATAGCAACAAAAAAACGGGCAGTCGGGCAACTGACAAGGTTTCTTACTTTTCCTAAAATACGCCCGTTTTTTTCTTTTTTTAAACTTAAAAAACTAAAAGTTATGTATCCAGATTATTTAATTTCGAGCATGAGAAGAAATGTGCGTGCTCACCACAACCAATTGTCAGAGGAGTATATTTTGTCAATGACAGACGATGTGCTTTATTCTTACAACCACCCGATAGAAAGGGAAGACATTGACAGGGAAATGAACAACTTAAAAACCCAAAAAACCAAAAGTTATGAACACAATCAATAAACAATTCCATTTTTGCGCAGCACATCATTTGACTGGGCTTCCAGAAGATCATCCATGCGGCAGACAGCATGGGCACAATTACATTGTAATTGTAGAACTTTCAAGCGCAAAACTAGATGATCATAGTTTTGTTCAAGATTACAATGATCTTAAACCTATCAAAAGTTTTATTGATGATGTCTTAGATCATAGAGATTTGAATACATTGGCAGGCTCATTTCCATTGTTAGCACAACCAACAGCGGAAAATATTGCAAAGACTTTGTTCGATGCTTTTAAACCAAAATTTCCTTTGCTCCATGCCATCTCAGTAAAAGAAACTGATAAGACCATAGCACGGTATGAACCGGGATTTGATTAAAACATTAATAACTATGATTAAGACATTAATTTCAGGAAATCCTACTTTTAAGAAAGAATACCCTACCGACAATCCATATTTTTTAGAAGTTGCAGAATTCTTTATGAATACTGTACAAGGGGAAGGGGTAAATACTGGATGTGCTGCTGCATTTCTAAGAGTTCAGCGTTGTAGTATGAATTGTATATGGTGTGATACTCAGGAAGTTTGGAGATTTGGCAATCCATGGACGTTTGATGAATTATTCTTTCTAATGGAAGAAAGTGGACTTATGGATAACTTTCGGCAAGGACAACATCTTGTCTTAACAGGGGGAAGTCCTTTAAAACAACAAAAAGCATTATCTTTATTTTTGAATGACTTTTATGATAGGTATAATTTTTTACCTTATCTTGAAATAGAAAATGAATGTACTATTATGCCAAATGATTGGATGCAAACTCATATAGATTGTTGGAATAATAGTCCTAAGTTAAGTAATTCTGGAAACTTAGATATTGTACGGTATCAACCGGGTTTACTACAAAAGTTATCAGCATTAAATAATAGCTGGTTTAAATTTGTAGTAACTAATGATAAAGATTGGAAAGAGATCCAAACTGATTTCTTGGACAAGGGTTTGATAAAACATAAACAGATCATGTTAATGCCACAAGGAGCAACAAGGGAGGAACTCCATGCCAATAGGGATAAAGTAGTGCAAATGACAATACGTGAAAACGTGAGATTTTCTGACCGCTTTCATATTGAATTGTGGGATAAAAAAACTGGTGTGTAACCGTCAT